TACATATTAGCATAAGCTGATGGATATACATCAAATTTTCTTTTTGCTGCTGCTTTACCTTTTGGACAAAGTTTAGCCATTACTTAGTTCTGCCACCAGATTTACGTTTAATAGTTCCACCCTTAGACCTATATTTGGTTTTACCACCCATTTTTCTTTTTAACATACCACCTTTAGAAGCATACTTGGTTTTTTTCATACCTGCCATACCTCCACCTTTTCTTTTAACTGTGCCACCTTTAGACATATATTTAGTTTTTTTAAACATTACTTACTCTCCTTATATAAATTATTAAATGTTACTTCAGGGTCTGTGTAACTATCATGTATTTCTGCTGAATGAATATATTGACTTGGTGCAAAGTCTGGTGCACCTTCACCAGTAACCCATAAAGCAGGATTAGTTACCCTAACTCTATTGTTAGGTAATGCCACGATATTACCTGTCCATTTATCTGCATCTATAAGTTGCAGTACGTGACTTTGTTTATGTTGTGCAGGGTCATCACTTATATAACTATCTGTGTAATCAACTGTAAACATATATCTTCCTTTATAAAACTCACCACCTATTTTACACATCCAAGGACTTGAGCTTATTCTATCCATTACTATTATGGAATGTCCTCTTGAGGAGCAATCCCAAGGTTGTGCTAAATGTGTATCCATTCTTTCTGGCATCTCTTCTAAAACTTCGTCTGCTACTAAACTTGTTATTGGCATCCTTGCCCACATTGCACCTCCATGTATATTTTCTTCTTCATCTATGCCAGTAAAGACTACTTGAAAACTTAAACATCTATCTGGTATTGTATTGACTGCTATCGCTAGTCCATGTAAATATTCGCCATGATAATCTATGTGGTTATTTGTAAATTCTTTTCTTACCCAACATTTAAAATGAGGAATATTACTTATTAAATATGACAGTTAGCACCTCCATCTACGTCTTGCTTGTCTTAATCTTGAGTTAGGATTCTTTGCTGCTTTAGGAAACTTTTTCATTTGTCCTGCAGACCTAGCACAATAACTCTTTCTTCTTTTAGCTCTACTACCTGTAGGGCTTTTTTCTGTTACAGCAGTTTTTAATTTACTACCTGGGTTTTGTCTTCTATATTTTGCTACACCTTTTGCTGAAAGACCTGCTCCTTGTTTGGTAGGTCGTTTATCTCCCTTACCAATGGTCATGCCTTTCATGCCTTTGCCTTTAATTTTTCTTTTCTTTTTCTTTTCTTTAGGCATTATTCTTGTATTCTCTAGGCTCTTCTTTTACTTGAGCTTCTATTGGACCTCTTACTCCAGGTCCTTTTCTAGCTGCACCATAACCTTGTCCAGTAGGTTTACCACTTGTATCGTGACCAGTAGATTGATTAATAGTTCTTGCATTTGCTCCTACTATTAAAGTGCTAGTTTTTATTTGCATTTCTTTTTCCCTTTCCTTTTTTTATTTTTCTTTTTATTATTTACTTTTGTAATTTGTTGTACTGCATTTACTCTACTAATAGCCATTAGTTAGCTCCTTGTATTACTGGATTAGGTCCTCCTGCAGGACTTGCTGCTACTTGCATATCATCTTGTCTCATTCTTCTAGACTGATTACGTAAAGCATCTATTGAGTTTTTATACTTACCTTCCCATGTAGCTACAGCTTGTAAATCTTTTATAAAATAATTTGATTCTACCATTGATGCAGCAAATAACGCATTGTAACAAAACTCACTAAAATAATTAGAAGTTGTTACACTTGTTCCTGTAGCACTAGCTAATGCTAAAGGTCTACGTGTATACTGTATCTCACCTGATACTGCAGATGCAGGTGTAGGTACTATATAAATTTGTGTATTAGTTTTTCTTGAATAATATCTAGGTGTTCCTGTTGATGCACTAGCATAAGGAAAATAGTCTATTGCATATTCATAGGTTCTTTGTAATAAATTTATTTTTGAATTAGCAGAGATTGCTGCTGTTGAAACACTTGTTGTATAGTTTACATTTCGTACTACTAAAGCATCAGCAGGTAAACTAACTACTGGGTCAGAAGCTGTAAATGAAAAAGTAGAATAATTATCTAAACCTGGGTCATCAAGTTCTTTAATTAATCTATCTTCAGCTTTTTCTACAATAAAAGGTATTTGTTCTTCAAACTCTGATGAGTTATTTTCTATTGTATTTATTATATCAGTTTTAAGAAATGAATAACTTGGCACTATATTATCCTACAAATAATGTACATGAGCTTCCATCAGTAGGTAATGATACACTTACTGTACCACTAAATTTTACTCCTTGGTCACCTATATAAATATCTGCCATGCTACTTGCAGGAACTTGAAATTTTATTTTATCTCCTCCACTATCTGATAAAGCAAAAGTACCTGTAGCACTAACTGCAGTTGCAT